ATGAGGTACATCCATTACTATCGAGTCATGGACAGTGTTTATTATTTTACTGTCCAAATCAGAGCTGTCAAGCCTTCTCTTTAAGTTTATTAATGCTAAAGGTAGAAGGTCTGCTGTAGCAAAGCCCTGTACAGGATAATTTTTTATTTGTGTTGCCCCTACTACGTAACCTGAAGAGGTAAATTTAGCATAGGGAAAAGAATATTCCCTTCCAGAAGGAAGTACTACTTTTTTAGTAGTAACAGCCTCATCTTGTAATTTTACATGCCACTCCGTAACTCCTCGATATTTTTTTCTAAAGGCAGAATAATATCTCATTTCATCTTCAGTTCCAAAAGTTCCACCGTACAGAGGTTTAAACGTATGGGCCTTAGCTACTTGTCTGGATACACCAATAATTTTTGCAGTGTAAGAATGTACATCTAAGTTATTTTTTATATCTTCATATATTTGTTTATCTTTAGAAAGAAATCCAGCCACTCTGAACTCAAGTTGTCTGTAATCCCCTTCTAAAATGTATCCTTTTGAAAATCTGGAAACTATTACTTTTCGTACAGGGAACGTACCGCCCCTTGGCATATTTTGAAAATTAGGATTGCGAGAGGAGAGCCTACCTGTCGATGTCACGCACTGCATAAACTGTGGATGGATAATCCCATTTTCATCTTTCCCTTTGTCGATCCCTTCAACAAAAGTATTAAGATATGTTCTTATCCTTGAATATCTAGTATATTTTTCTACAAACTCTTTAGTTTGCCCCTCGAATTCCAGCATTCTATCTTCAAGAGTTGTCTGGTCTGTTTTAAATCCAGAAGCACTAACATCTTGTGTACCTCTTGGACGTATTTTAAGACCTGCAACATTCTGTAATACTGTATACAATACTCCTGCACCCTTACACTGTTTACATGCTCTTTGATTAACTGATCTAGAGCCATCTTTTTTAGTGAAGTATAATTTACCTGCACCACTACAGGAAAAGCATTGCTTCCCTAAAGTTTTTTTCTGTGCAGGGGCTAGAGTTTTAACATGCTCAGCAAATATTTTACCTGTCATGTTAGGCTTACGTTTTGGTTTTTTAGAGTTTCCACGTAATTCATACCCTATATTAAATATTCTTTTCCATTCTTTTTTGTTAGAAATTTTACGAGAATATAATAATAAACTTCTATCATCAGGACTGTCCAAATTGATTGGAGTATCCCCCATTACATCTTGTATAATAATATTTAAATCTTTTTCAAGAGCAATAGATTCTTCTTTGTACTCCTTTCTTAAAGAATCTAAAGATTCTTGACATACTTTTAACCCTGCACGTTCTATATCTGTAAGAACATTAGTGAATTCCATACTCATTTTAATTATGGGCAAGAGAGACATGTACCTGTGCTCCTTCATAGTCATTCCAAGAGTTTACACCTAAATCTACAAGCTGCCTATCAGCTAAAAGACCAGTAATTATAACATCTCTTTTTCCATATTCTTCTACTACATCCCAAGGAATATGTTCAAAGGATACCCCATCTTTAAGATAAGGTGCGAGCTCATCTTTTTTCTTACCAGGAATTCCCCTTCTTCTACAACATTCATCAAGAGCCATCGACTGTTTTTGTCCACGTAAAAGAATATATTCTGCTACCATAGTGTCGAATAGTCTTCCAGTGTATTCTAAACCACATTCACGTAACCACCCAAGATCAAATTTTATATTATGTCCTATTAGTATGTCTGTACTATTAAGTGCTTTTTGTAATATATCAAAAGCATTTAAAGAGGGTTCTCTGTCTTCATGATAAAAACACAAATAATTACTAGTATAAGAATTTACTGATTTGCAACTATACCCTACAGAAACGATCTGTTGTCCAAAAAAGGGAGAAGTTATTGTTTTTTTATCATCATCAAGTTTATATGTAGTTTCAATATCGATAGCGGTATATATTATTGTCATGCTTCTTCCTTTCTAGATTGACAATATTCACAAGTAGATTCTACCATGTCTACAACTCCAGCATGGCACCAGACACACAATGTAAATGAAAGAACACCAATGTAACCTTGAATACCCCCTTCATTCTCTAAGTCTGCCTCACCTAGACAAATATTACAACGAGGAAGCATTTTAAATATACACTCCTCTTTCATGATCCATTGCCATTACGATTGACCCATGCCAACCATTAAGTTTATTTTTAGAAAATTTAATAGTTCTAAACCGTTCTTCTTCTGCTAAACCTATCCCTAAAATTATATCAGCTTCTCCTGCTTTTCCAGTACGGGAACTATCCAGCATAGAATAAGTAATTTCATGTCTACCTTCAGCTTCAAAGCCTGCTTGGGATACTGCCCATGTAGCTATATTATTATGTTTAGATACTTCTCTGGTTCTGCAGTATAGCTCTTTTAAACGCTCATCACCACGAGTGAACTCTCCTTCGATTCTTACCTTATCCAACTGATCCATAAATGCAATGTCCACTTTATTTCTAGACACATAATCATCGATCTCTCTTATTGAAGTTCCTACGGATTCTATGACTGTAAGGTAAGGTTTAATTTCTTTTTCGTATATAGGTCGTACAGATTTAATATTTTCTTTCATTTCTACAAGAGACATATTAAAAAAAGATTGTAAAATTCTTAATTTAACTCTTGCTGCTGGTTCTTCATTAGCCCAATAAACTACATTGTGGTTATTTCTTAAGTATTCTGAAGTTAACCAACATCCAAAAGTAGTTTTTCCTATTTCAGGTCTTGCAAATATTATACCAAAATTACCTCTATTAATCCCAGGAACGTGATCTACCATCCTTCCAGGAAATTTAAATTCAGAAGGTGCAGTAGCTCTTTCAATTAATTCATCTATACCTGCTTCAATTATAGAATAGGTATCTGAAAAATTTTTTTCGTTTTCTTTTAGCTCTGTTATGTTTCTGAACAGAGTACCGATGTCGCTCTTTTTTCCAAGATAAATCTCTAAGGCTTCTTCACCGATAAATTTTGCTTTGGTTCTTTTCCAGAAAGAATGTACAATGTCTTCTACTATTTCAGGATTAGTATCTATATCTTTAAGTTTTTTTATTTCAGATTCTATTTTTGTACGTGTAGCTTCAGGAAGTGCAGGAAACTTTTCTCTGTGTGCAATCAATAAATCTTCTACAGAAAGATCTGTCTTGTACTTATCCTGACAGAAATGAATTGTATCTATCACTGTAGATAAATCTCGTGGAAAGAAATCTTTGCTTAAAAGAGTAGATATCTTAGAATATATTTCATTGTCGAGACATACTTTAAGAACTTGTCTATCTGGAAAACTCATATCAACCTCAATATAGCTATTAATAATATTGTACCTGCAACACCATTGACCAATACTAATGCACGATCATGCCACAACCACCCAACAATCCCCCATCCTAGAATGCCTACAAAAGACAGGTAAATATCTAGTTCATTAAACCCAGCAGACCTACAAGCGATAGCACTTATTAAAATAAAAGAAGCTATCCACTTTATGTACCACGATAAATCATGTACTGGAGTAACTTTCAAAGCTGCAACGCCCTTCTTACACATTCATCATTCTGTACATTCTTTAAATCTCGTTCTAGAACTACCATATTTACATCTTCTACTTGCCATTTAATATCACCTAGCATACCAACTGCTTTAGCGGTAGCGTCATGATCTAAAGCCAATGTTATTTTGTCGTAACCTTTTAAAAAACTTAGTGCACCTTCAAATAGATGTGTACCTAGCAAAGCTATTCCTGTAACAAGATGTCCTATTCTTGTTGCAGATGCACAATCTTCTACGATAACTCCATGTTTAGATGAACCACAAATAAAAGGCATCCTTGCAGAACCGTACCGAAACCACTTTGGTTTAATGTTAGGCTTTAAAGCTCTTCCAGCCGCATCCACAATGGTTCCAGACTTGTCGGTTACACAGAATACCACTCTGTCTCGCTTGTAGTCATATTGTATGTCAGCCTTTTTGTCAATGAAGGCTTCGTAACAGCCTACCTGCTCTAGATATCTTAGAGCTTCGTAGGGAAAATTATTTCTACGTAAAGTAGTTGTAAAAGAATCGGCAGGGGCAGTGTATATTTTTTTATCAGCTAGATTAAAACTATCTTCAGATAGTTCCTTTGTAAATACACCTCGCACGTCACAATCTGCATGGAAGCAGTTGTATTTTATACAGTTATTAAAATCTGTAACACTTAGGGTGTTAAAGCGTTCACAAACAGGACAGTCGGTTCTAAGACTTCCCCCTTTGTAGAGATTTAAATTTTCTATGAACGCTTCAATAAATTCTCTTTCCATTATTCAAGAATTTCTGCAATTACTCTTTTTGGAATATCTTCTGGATCATATAAGTTATCAAAATGAATTTGGGCTTCTGAACGAACTGAATGAATTTTCCAGTAGTGATTTAGTTCAGTAGTACCTTGTCTTGTACGTTTTCTAGTAGTCCAACAAACAACGAACATGCTACCCTCTATTTTTTAAGCTTCCAAAGAATATATTTTTCACCATCTGATCCTTTTAAACTTATTGACTTAGCTTTTGGATCGGTAGGTTGTGAACC